AGTGGCTCATTAGCACTCCCATTGCTTGATAATAATCCCATCTCTCATAGTTCCTCCGGTGTTTGATTTAATATTGCGGCTTTTGCCTACTCTATAAATAGTGTATTCTGATCCCTATTGCGAGCAGTGTGCTTGTTTTTGTGAAAATAGTTTGTAAGATGTGAGATTATTTTGGGTTTAAAATGTGCTGCAAGCGGCAAGAACCGTTGTTTGCGTTCCCGCCTCGGTTGTGGCCCCAACAAAAGCAACTTTATCCAAGCCAACAATTTCATAAACACGATATATTCTCCCACTGGGTAAAAATGCATCGTTGCCATCAGCTACACCTTCATCTGTCGGTGCTGGAATGTTGCCAGCGGCTGCGCCGGCGGGAGTTCCCGCAGTTGTAGGTCCCGGGGAAAGCGGAAACCACCTTAGAAAGGCATGACAATATCCGAAAACTTTAACTGCTTGCGGTGCGGTTCCGGTATTCCTGTCTTGTGCCATCACATGTAAGTACCTTTGGTTTTGAGTGAAATATCCTACATTGGCGTTTAAAGCTGCTGTACCATCAACAAGATCGGTTTCTTCAACCAATGTCACATTACCGCCTTGAGTACCTGTTATATTCTTTGGACTTCTTGTTCTTCCCCAGCCATTTTGTTTGTATGCTACCATTTTTTATTTCCTCGTTTAATTAATTAGTCCCTTTGAGACTCTTTGTATTTCTTTGTTTGTTGTTCGGCCAAAATCTTTTTCTTTAGGCGTTTTCTCTTTCTCTTTAAAGAAGGTTTTTCATAATATTGTCGTTTTCGCACCTTGTCAATAATACCGGATTTTTTAACCTTCTTCGCGAACTTCTTGAACATTCTATCTGGTGAACCACCTGCTTCTTCTAACGTCACCGCAACATGTACTGGTCTTCTTTTTGGCATTCTAATTCCTCATTTTGTTCCAAATCTTATTAGAATTCCCAATAAGATTAGCTATGTCTACTCCCGGATCTCGGGGGCTTACTCCCGCTAAAGGGGAGTGTGATGCTGCCGATTGGCCCTCAGACCCGCCACGGGCTAGGGGTTCGGTACCCTCGAATAAATCAACTCCCTTATAGGAGTCTGCACCAATCGCATCAAGCATCTTCTTTTTTTGTTCACGAAGTGTATTTTTAAAGTCTTCTTCTCTTCTAGAGGTTTCTTCGTTTCTTTGAGGTTGTTTAGTTTCAACCAATTGATTGCTACTCAGCCCAACAACAACTTCAGAGATGATATTCGATAAAATACCACCTTCCAGGAGTGTCTCTTGTATACACTCTTTAATGATTGGTTTGATAAGCTTTTTAAGTTCTGATTTTTTCATAATTTACTCTGCTGCTTTTGCGAATGGGGGCACAACATTGAGTCTGCCCGTCGCAAGACGACTTTTAATTTTTTTATAACCCTTGTCTCCACCAATTGAATCGTGATCCAATTGTGGCATGTCAGGGCGATCTGGGGAACCTTCAGCAAACATTGGCAATTCTGCTAAATTAGCGGCTACCCTTTTGGCAATTGCCTGTACAACTTGCTCCGAATCACTAGTGCCATCCGGTATACCAGCCCATCCAAAAATAACTGGATCTTGGGTCTTTACAATTTGCGCAATCATTTTGTCATTTAAAAGTGCGCCTGGGGCTTTTTTGTCCGTTTGTACATTACGATTTGCAAGAATCTTTTCATAAATTGCATTGTCGTCTAGTCCTAAAATATTTGTCTTTGCTCCGCCGCCCTTCGAGGGGTGTTCATCTGATAGGCCAGGATCAATGGCGGCGATGGCTAATTGTAGGGCTGCCAACCGATTATTCGCAGGCCCGGGGAGTGCAATGTTCGTCCCAAGAATCGTACCATCAGGAGTAATAGCAAATTGTCCGGACCACCGATGATGGCCATCTAAAATGTAATTATCTGAAATTGAAATTGGTCCATGGCCCTTTTTGGAAGAAATAGCTTTTTTTAAGGTGTCAGCGCTACCCAGTGGAAATGAGACAGATTGCATTAAATCAATATATTTTTGAGTCGGGACCAAACTGTTTAACGGCGCATTTACTCTAGAGATTGAAATAACATCATCGGATGCATCTCCATCATATTCCTCTGCGGCCCTATGCAAAAACTGTCTAACTTTGGGATCTTTTCCTTCAGGAGAGTCCATAAACGCCCTCACTGCGCCGGGGCCGGCCTTATAAGCCTGAGAAACACTGGACGCTATATTTCCAGTGGCGGTTTCATCTTCTTCTTGTTCGCTTACAAACCCTCGCCAACTCTCCATAATTAATTTCATGTTCTTCATTACTCTAATCCTCCAAAATATCGTTTAAAGTCCGATTAATTCTATCGGCTTTTGTAAAAAGTTGTTTTTCAATGCCCTCTTTAACCATATAGGCATTAGGAGTGGAGGGTTCAGACACAAAATCAAAACAAATAAGCTGAAAATCATCTTCAACCAGTGTTTGACCATTGGATTCTTGTACAGAACCCAAGCCACGTGACGAAATTCCCAAAGAAACCCCTGAACTCACCAAAGATTTTAATACGTTACCAGATGGAGTGTCTAAAACTTGCACTTTACCCATCACTTGGTCCCCCTGCCACCACATATCAGTAACCATGTGGGACGCATTCTTCAAATTAATAACTGAATCATCTGGATGGTCTAATTCTCCAAGGGCTCGGCGTTCTTTAATAACTTTTTGATAGTTTTTTACTTCTCTTTGCAATACTTTGTGTGGATAAACCCTTCCGTTGCCATTAACAGCATCTGCTCTCTGCATGATTCCAGAAAGAAACATAACATTGTTCTCTTTTACAAGTCGTTTTTCTTCTTCTGTCAGTAAATCCTGACATATACCGCCCTCGCAAAGCTCGTAGTATTCTCGAAGTAATTGTTTAGACATCCTAAATCTTCCTTTTAAAAATAAAATATGTGCGAGGTAAAATACCTCGCACATCTTAATCTAAATCGCAGGCGCTACCTGCGTGGGTCTGCATCCGCTTTTACAGCGACGTGTGCGCTGCAATGTCCATCGTTTACTTGAAACTTGGAACTCCATACCTCACCTCCAGTGTGTTTAAAATTAATACCTTCGTCCCCAAACACCATATTAAAAATATAAGATGTGCCAGAACTTAAGCAACCCATTAAAAATGCATTAATAAAATTGCACTCAAATGTAAATAGTTCCGTAAGCCCGTTTATACATAACAAAAAAACGCCAACCCAGAAGCCCATACACATGCAACATTTGAAAAAATGATGTTCTGGTCGTATCTTGTTAAAGATTGTTCCGTAAACTAAAATTTGAGTTAATCCGTATGCACAGAGAATAAAATATACTAAATCCACTTATACCTCATTATCTATATTCGTAATACATTGCATAAGGTGTCATACCAGGACGATTAGCACCTTTTGTTGTTTCATGCGGGACTTCGCCAAGTTCCGTTGAATCTTCTTCATTTGGATCCAACAGACGTCGCTCTTCATCTTCAATATATTGTTGAGCCTGTTCAAAGTATGGCTTCTCTTCTTCTAGAAATTTTCCAATAGAAAAGATAACTGCCTGAATGCTATCGATACCGGCAATTTTAGATTCTGGAATAACTGCTTCCATAGAAGAGTACACATTACCTCCTTGAACACTGTCATAAACAATGACACCTTTTTGATTCAAAAAATTAAATAAGCGATTCTGAGTATCGTAAACTTGATCCCCAAAGCTCTCTTTGGCTAATGCCAGGATTTTTTTACCCTCCGGTAAAACAACAATATCAAGATTGGGATGATCTGTGATAATATAGTTGCCATCAAGAGTTCTACGTATCTCCATGGAAAGTTTTGCCTGGGTCGCTGTCTCAGGTTCCGGACTGATAGCTTTATCGCCAATTTTAATAGTTATGTCGGCCATTACTCTTTTATCTCTTTTACCAATTGTTGAATTTTGAGCACCTTAATTAACATGGTGCCATCGATGTTAGCATTCTTAAAATTTTCTAAGAGTGTATAAACACTGTTTGTTTTTTCAAGCATATCTTTATCTTGCTTTATTTCATCAAGTTGTAGGCTTTCTTTAATCATTGTCTTCAGTCGCCCGATCTCTTCGTTCATGTGGACTTTTAACTCCACACCGTTGTCAAGAAAAGACATAATATACTTGTTTAAAAGACGCTTCTGCTCTTCTAACATCTTTGAACCATACTCGGTATTAAATCTTTTTGTAAAAGACTTCAAAGTAAGAGCATCAACATGTTTTGCAGACTGGTCTTGTTCATAGGGTTTAAAATTGGAAGTTAATCTTTTTACTAAATTTGATTCTAGAAGCACTTTCTCCTTGACAGGTACCTTATCATTAAAAATTTGATATATAGTGGCAAGGTTTTTGTAGTCAGGAACAAAGTTTGAAAAGATATCACTTGTTAAAGTTTTATTGATGCGCTTGATTAAGCTGCTTTGCTCGTTAAAGATTTTATCTTGGTTGAGCCTGTTATATTCTTTTTTGGCTTCTGCAACGAGCTTTTCAGCAGACTCATGCTTTAAATCATAAGTGTTTCTAAGGGCTTTGTACAGTTCCAACTCTTTATTAAGTTCTGTATCATTTTTAAAGTGTTCTTTGATAACTTTAACAATTTTATTTTTCAAAGAATCATCTTTATTGATTACCGTTTTAGTAAGCTCACGAACCAGTGCTTCAAAAATAAATGCGGTATTGCGACGTTTATTGTGTTTGTGTTTAATCTTTCTTCCCATTATTTTTATCCTCTGTTCTCTCCTTAGACTCTAATTCAGTAATTAGTTTTTTGACTTCATGGTTTATCTCAAATAATTTATTCTCTTCTTCATTATAATTAGATTGCTCTTCCCTGTAAATTCCTTTCCCCATAGAACTCAGGCCATGTGTGACATTTCTTGTTGTTGCTCTAGTAGCTGACTCCGGAGCATATTGACTTTGATAGTGCAGCCGTCGTCTGCCAGCGCTGTGCATATTGTTAACTTCGGGTTCATACCAATCTTTTGAATTAGGCCCCTTTGTTTGCAATTTGCCATATTTTTTTCTAACAGCTTTTTTATATCCCTTTTCTGCTCTTTTAGCGGGAGGTTCTTCTGGAGATGCTAATAAGGCAGTCTCTGGTTCTTCAGTCGGTGCCTCGGCTTCCAAATCCCCTCCGAACTCTTCCTCTCCACCTAACTCCTCTTCGCCGGCGAAATCCTCGCCACCTAAGTCGTCGCCCATGTCTCCACCGGCCATGGCCTCTTCCCCTGCTCGCTCTGCAATTGCATCAAGCTCCGTCTGGAACTTTCTATCATAAAACATTTCTCTTTGATTACGCAGAAATTCTTCTTCGGACATGTTAAACATTCTAGTGGCGATCCAACGCTTACTAAAGAAGCCTTCAGTTGCAGCAGATGCTGCATCGAACTTAGCTCTCCAATGTTCCAGCTCTTGAAGTTCAGCAATCTTTGAAGGATTGTTAAGCGCCAACTTAAACGAAATTAAATCATCGCCCCGGTATCCCAAAGTAAACAGGTGAATAACACCAATCTTCTCAAGTTCAGCGATAATAGAGCGCTGCAGTCTTTGAATAGTTCTAGCAAAACGAATATCTTTCTGAGCTAATGTTGTTTTGTCTTCTTCTGAACCCTCGCCCCTGATTAGATAAGACATTGGAATCTTTAAAGAAGCGAATAGTTTATCTCTCAAATATTTAACATCGTCAATATCTCCAGTATAAGCACCGCCGGCCAAAGACTCAACCCTAGAACTCACACCACCACGGGTCGGAATAAAATAATCCTCCTCTACACTCATGGGGTTGTAACGTAAATCAACACGACCCGTATCGGGATCAACAACCTGATTACGCTTCATTTGGGTCACAACTTTTTGCATATATTGTTCAACGTCTGTTGGATTAATATTACCAACATCGATATAAAACACTCGTCGTTCTGGTGAACGTACAATACGATAAGCCATCATAGCATCTTCAATTAAAGTGAGTTGTCGCCAAATCCTTCTAGAGGGCTCCAACACAGAAGTACCATAAGGGGCATATTTGTCATTGCCTAAGATTCTAAAATGTGCAACTTGCCAGTTTTCTAATGTGAGGCCAGCAGAATTCCATTGGTATTGTACATAATTTGGATTGGTTTTATCTTCATGTTCTAACCTTTCTATCTCGTGAGTTGGGAGGCCAATCACATTTTGTATCCCGTGCTCCTCGTCAATATCTAAATATAAAAAATAGTCACCAAACTTACACATGGTTCTACACCAACCAAAAAGATTCGCTTCAAGGTTTAATACAGAGCTATACAATGCATTTAGTATGGCTTTAATCTCTTCATTGGGGCACTTGATGGTCATCATTGGCTGTAGACCGCTGTGCGTTGTCATCTCATCTGCATAGATATCAATAGCGGAAGCAATCTCAGGAGTGTATTCCATTTGATCAAAATCACTATATCTTTCAGCACGTTGCATGGCCCCCATAATTCCAGCACGGATATCATGAAAAGGGTAATACTCTTGTTTTTGAAATTGCTTGCCGGAAGCAGAGGTGAATTTAAACCTATCTAGTTGACGCCTTCTTAGACGCCTAGGTGTTTGTGATCTCCAATTGACAATAGGCCCAGAAAATAATCGGGTTAGTTTTTTAAAAAGATCGGATTCATTGTTTTTTGGATTGTTTACTCTTGCCATATTTAATTAACCTTTAAGTAGCCACATGTGTTCTTTAAACTCATTTACCTTGTTGGATTTGGCGATGTCTTTATACCCTGTCATACCTGGGATAGCAGTGTTCAGAGTGCTATTTGATCTTGTCATAGTGTTCAAAAATGCCTCTCTGTACTCAATATCTCTTTGGTTCTCTACTAAAACAGTGTCTCTGACCCAACACCCAATAGCCAGACACATTATTAAATCGTCATTATATTCACGCATTGCCTGTGGTTTACCATTATTCCAGACAAAAGTTTTAAATTCGTTTAAAGAGCGCAAAGAACGTACAGTAAGTAGTTTATTTCTGACGAATTCTTCTAACTTTGCAACAATCAAAGGTCTGGTTTTCTGCGAAGTTGTAAACCCGGGGACGGAATTGGATTTATGTTCAGCAAGATGTTGGTCCACATATTCATGAGTTGATTTTATCGAATGATAGACATTAGGATAAGCAGCTTTGATTAGTTTCTCCAGCACTGCGAAACCAACATTGTTATTCTCAACAACGATCATGCAATTGCCATATTCTTTTCCTGCGTCTTTTAAAATTTCTGCAAACATATCAATGTCTGGCTTACCTTGATACTCAGCAACTTGCTCCATATTATTCAGTTCAATAATATGAAAAGCTGAATAATCTCGCCCGTCCCCACGTGCAACATCAACGGTCATTAAATAATTGCATGAAGGATCGTAGTTTTTCCAAATCCACAAATTTCTATCGAAACCAGTTCTATATTTTGGTTCCTGTGTTCCCGTGTCACTAATCCATTGTATATCTTCTGGGTGGATAACAGTTTC